AGATTTACCAGAAAGTAAAGAAGAGTTAGATATTCATATGCAAATGACTTATAAACAAAATGTTGAAATAGCTGAAGAAGAAGTTATTAACAATGTTTTGTCATTTAATAAATTTGATCAGACTAAAGCAAGAATAGCTTATGACTTAGCAGTATTAGGTATTGGAGCTAGTAAAACAAGATTTGATCAATCTGAAGGCATTAGAATTGAGTATGTAGATCCAGCTCGTATTGTTTATTCATACACTGAAGATCCAAACTTTGAAGACATATATTATGTTGGTGAAGTAAAAGCTGTAAGTCTTGCGGAACTTAAAAAGCAGTTTCCAGATATACCAGACGAAGAATTACAAAGAATACAGAACATGCCAGGTAACTCTCAGTATGTTACTGGATGGGCTAATTATGATTACAATACAGTGCAGGTATTATATTTTGAATATAAAACCTACATTGATCAAGTGTGGAAAATAAAGAAAACAGATCAAGGATTAGAAAAAACATTAGAAAAAACAGATACATTTAATCCTCCAGAAAACGATCAATTTGAAAGAGTGTCCAGATCTATAGAGGTTTTATATACTGGTGCTAAAGTTTTAGGAAACAATTACATGTTGGAATGGAAGATGGCTGAAAATATGACTAGGCCAACTGCAGATACAACTAAGGTAGAAATGAATTATTGTATATCGGCTCCTAGAATGTACAAGGGACGTATAGAATCTTTGGTAAGTAAAATTACCGGCTTTGCTGATATGATTCAACTGACGCATCTTAAACTACAACAGGTGATGTCTAGAATAGTACCAGATGGTGTATTCTTAGATATGGATGGATTAGCAGAAGTTGATTTAGGTAATGGAACTAATTACAATCCGGCTGAAGCATTAAACATGTACTTTCAAACTGGTTCGATTGTAGGTAGATCACTTACGCAAGACGGTGAATTGAATAGAGGTAAAATACCTATTCAAGAATTATCATCATCATCAGGTCAAGCTAAAATACAAAGTTTAATTGGTACATATCAATATTATTTACAAATGATACGCGATGTAACCGGATTAAATGAAGCAAGAGATGGTAGCGCTCCAGACAAAGACGCATTACTTGGATTACAAAAAATGGCAGTTAACGCTTCTAATACAGCTACAAAGCATTTGTTAGAATCATTATTATACATAACCGTTAGAGTTTGCGAAAATGTAAGTTTAAAGGTAGCTGATTTAATTCAAAATCCTTTAACAGAAAATTCTTTAATTAATTCAATAAGTACTTTCAATGTTGAAACATTAGAAGAGTTGATGAATTTACAATTACATGACTTTGGAATTTACATACAATTAGAACCTGAAGAGGAAGAAAAAGCTTTGCTAGAGCAGAATATTCAAATGGCTTTACAAACAGGAGCTATTCAATTGTCGGACGCTATAGATATTCGAGAGATTAAAAATGTTAAATTAGCTAATCAATTTATAAAGCTAAGACAAACTCAAAAAATAAAAAGAGAGCAAGAACAAACACAACAGAATATTCAAGCACAAGCTCAAGCTAATGCTGAGTCTGCAGAAAAAGCCGCTATGGCTGAAGTACAAAAGCAACAAGCATTAACTCAAGAAAAAGTAAGTATCGAGCAAGCTAAGTCACAATTTGAAATCCAAAGAATGCAGACTGAGGCTCAAATAAAAAGAGAGTTAATGGCTGAAGAATTTCAATACAATATACAACTAGCTCAGGCTCAGATGGGTGCGACTAAAGCAAAAGAACAAGAAATTGAAGATCGCAAAGACAAAAGAATAAAATTGCAGGGAACTCAACAATCTGAATTAATAAATCAAAGGCAAACAGAAGGATTACCTAAAAACTTTGAATCATCTGGAAATGATGTGTTAGGCGGTTTTGGTTTAGAAGAGTTTGGACCTAGCTAAGATTACAAACAATTATTTAATTATATTATATTATGTCAGAAATTAAAACAAATGAACCTGTAAAACAGGAGGGTGACTTTAGCCTTAAAGGCAAATCTAAGAAACCTAAGCAGCTATCAAAGCAAAGTAATGAAATAACTAAGGTTAGCATTAAAGAACCTTTAATAGACTTGCAGCCAGATGTAACCAAAGTGGTTATACCAAAAGAAGAATTAAAATCACAAGACGATGCCATTCAAGAGCAAAGCACAGAGGAAAGCGTGTTACACACAGAACAATCCAAACTGGGATTGCAAGAAGTGGGACAAGGAGACGAAGGGACCGTTAAAAATGGTGATGAAAAATTCCCGCTGCAGGAAATAACTCAAGAAGTTGCCCAGGTAACACAAGATGCTAAGGAAGCTGTTAGAGATGAAAAAATATTAGGTAAACCATTACCAGAAAATATTGAAAAGTTAGTTTCTTTTATGGAAGACACTGGCGGAAGCGTTGAAGATTACGTTAGGCTAAATGCAGACTATAGTAATATTGATGATGATGCTTTATTAAAAGAGTACTATAAAAAAACAAAAACTTATTTAGACGATTCAGACGTTGATCTTATTTTAGAAGATTTCGGATGGGATGAAGATTTAGATGAGGAAAGAGATATACGTAAAAAGAAAATTGCGTACAAAGAAGAAGTTGCAAAAGCTAAAAGCTTTTTGGAAGAAACCAAGAGTAAATACTACGACGAAATCAAGTTGAGACCCGGCGTAACTCAGGAACAACAAAAAGCTACGGATTTTTTCAACCGTTACAACGAAGATCAAGAAACAGCTACTAGACAGCACGAGGATTTTAAATCTCAAACTGACGACTATTTCAATAACGAATTCAAAGGTTTTGAATTTGATGTTAGTGGAAAAAAGTTTAGGTATGGAGTACAAGACCCTGGTAAAATCGCAGAAGACCAATCTAACATTAACAACTTTGTAGGAAAGTTTCTTAACAAAGAAGGTAAAGTAACAGATGCTAAAGGTTATCACAAAGCTTTGTTTATGGCTTCTAACTCAGACACTATTATTAATCACTTTTACGAGCAAGGTAAATCAGACGCTACCAAAGATATCATAGGTAAGTCTAAAAATCCAAGCTCACAGCCTAGACAGGCAAAAGAAGGTGAATTTATTAATGGCTTGAAAGTTAGATCTATAAGCGGTCAAGATTCTTCAAGATTAAAAATAAAAACAAAAAAATTTAACTAAAAAACAATTATTATGAGTTTAAGTCCTCAATTCGGTAGTTTAGTCCCTTCGCAGTCGCAAGAGATTTTAAACAGTAACTACCTACAATTTAACAGTAATGCTGCAGGAGCGCAGAACAGTAACAGTTTTGCTCAACAGTATTTACCAGAAATTTATGAACAAGAAGTAGAGCGTTATGGAAACAGAACGATATCTGGATTCTTAAGAATGGTTGGCGCTGAAATGCCAATGACGTCTGATCAAGTAATTTGGTCTGAACAAAACAGATTGCACATATCTTATGTAAATGTTGCTGTTGTAGCAGGGGCCCCTCCTGGGGTTAGTACAATTACTTTGTTCCCTGGAGCAGGCGGTGCATTGCAAAATGTAATTTCAATCAATGATACTATTGTATTTTTAAATCCTGTAACAGGAGGTGAAACAAAAGCAATCGTAACTAATTCTGGAGCCTATGCAGGATCTGGATTACCCTCAGTTGGTGTAATCGTTGTAACGAGTTTAGACGGTACTTCAATCCCTACAGCAGCCGTAACCGATGGGTGTAAAGTATTTGTATACGGTTCTCAATACCAAAAAGGTCAAAGCATGGATGGCGCTTTTGCTGCTGGTGGAGCAAATCAAAGTCGTATATCTGTTGAGCCTCAATTAACTCAATTTTCTAACTCTCCTATTATATTAAGAAGCCAATACGTAGTAAATGGTTCTGATATGGCACAAATTGGATGGGTAGAAGTTGCAACTGAAGATGGAACGTCTGGATACTTATGGTATTTAAAAGCTGAATCTGAAACAAGATTACGTTTTGAAGATTACCTAGAAATGAGTATGGTAGAAGCTGAATACAATCAAACACCGGCTGTACCAACAACTTCTCCAGGATCTGAAGGTTTGTTTGCTGCTATTCAATCTCGTGGAAATGTAGAAGTAGGATTTACTGCTGCTGCTGGACTTGATGAGTTTGATGCTATCTTAAAGAATTTAGATACTCAAGGAGCTATTGAAGAGAACATGTTATTTTTACAAAGACAAACATCTTTGGATTTTGACGATATGTTAGCTTCTATTTCTGGTGGATTCGCTGGAGGTACTGCTTTTGGATTATTTGAAAACTCAGAAGAAATGGCTTTAAATTTAGGTTTCTCAGGATTCAGAAGAGGTTCTTACGACTTCTATAAGACTGACTGGAAATACTTAAACGATGCGTCAACTCGTGGAGGAATCAATGGTATTAACTCTGTTGAAGGAGTATTAGTACCTGCTGGAACTTCTACAGTTTATGATCAAGTATTAGGAACTAACATCAGAAGACCTTTCTTACATGTAAGATATAGAGCTTCTCAATCAGATGATAGAAGAATGAAATCTTGGTTAACTGGTTCTGCTGGTGGTGCTGCAACGTCTACTTTAGATGCTATGGAAGTAAACTTTCTATCTGAAAGATGTTTGATCACTCAAGCTGCTAACAACTTTGTATTATTCAAAGGAATCTAAGGATTCAAAATTAATGTAATGTTACCCTCGTTAAAACAACGGGGGTAATTATTACTCATAGTGACGATAGCCCCTTACTATTATTAGATACTAGCTATTGTCACACTTTTAAATTATTTAATTATATTATATTATGGCTGCAAAAAAAGCACCAGCAAAGAAAGTTGAGGTTGCTCCTCAGCAAGA